CCCTCCTCCTACAAATCCGATGATTAACCATCATCCACCTCATGATATCGAGGCTGCCCTTTACCTATAATACTTTCGAACTGCCTGGTAAGCAGTTTTGATCGTACAGGTAATTAGCTGATTTGCAGGATCTGTGCATCATACGTATGTGGGTTGATTGCCCACTTAGAGCTCTAGGCTGCAGACGCTAGCCGACGAGTTCTAGAGGGCAGCTGTAAGGCTGCACCTCTACGTACGCACAGAGTGTAAAGCTACAAAAGCATGTCGTGAGACACGCAAGTAGCTTCGGGGTCCCTTTTAAGCACGGATTACTCCGGGCTTCACTTCAACGGCCTACTAAGGAGATCGGGATGGCCAAACAAGCCAAGTTCTACCCGGTTCTACCTTATGCAAAAAAGTCTAACGACTCATTGCATGGCGGAAAACGCGCTGCTAAAAACAGTGCCAGTTATGGACAGTACTCTTATTGGCAGGTGACCTATGCGAATGATGCAATTTTCATTCCAGAAGCCACTACCAGGGGTACTCAACAAACCGGCAATGACAGTGCGTCGTACGTCAACAACCCAGGCTGGCGAGTGGCAATATCCAAGGGTGGTAACGTAACGTCCCCGTATTCGCGGACGGTATGGAACCTTGGTCCAGCCAAATATTCTGTCACTTCCTACTCTAAGGCGGGGAAACCCTACCTATCGAAAGGAAGCGGACAGACGTATGGCGGGATCTATCCTATGGCTGCGCCTAGCGGTATGGCTGCTCGACTAGATAGTCGAGCATCCGCTAGTCTCAAACATAAGCTCCAAGGATATGTTGGCAACGCTCAGCTCGCGGCGCCCATTGCTGAAAGTAAAGAGATACACCGCCTTGTGCGGCAAATCAATACTATCGGCATGGATACGTTTAAAGCTTTGTTAGCCATAAAGTCAACTAAAGGACGAAGTGCGTTCAAAGCCTTTGGCGACGCTTGGTTAGGCTTTGGGTTTGGGGTTAATCCCCTTCTCAAGGACATCCAGACGGCTGCTGATTCTATCTTGAAATATACTACAAGACAGGACCAGCGTGTCAGAGTGCGAGGCGCAGCGAGCGAGGACTGGACCTCAGCCCAATCAAACGGGCTGGGCTTGGTGGCGTATGGTACTAATATGGGACAGCATCACTACTCCCATCATACGTTGTCAATCCAGTACGTGGCAGGCATCGACCTTATTACAAGGTCCGCTGCTTCCTACGGTGTGACCGACCATTTAGGTTTGAAAGTTGGTGCGCTTCCTTGTACTCTTTGGGAGCTTACCCCTTTCTCCTGGGCGGTTGATTACTTTGTTACCGTAGGCCCGTGGCTTGAGGATATGTTTTTCACCCTCAATGGGACGTGTAAATACGTCTCTAAGTCCACGAAGTACCAATGCGTCACGACGAGTGTGCCGTTTTTCACCACCATTGACGCGTTCAGTATGAACTGTCAAGGCAGTGGTAACCCGGCTGTATCTCGTCATGTCGAATTTGCTCGCGAAAGTTTGTCCTCTCTCCCATCGCAACAACTCCGGGTTAAATCCCTGGACGAAGTTGCGTCACACGGTGTGACCAAGTTGCTTAACTTGGCATCCGTAATCGCAGGAAGAAAGAGCCCAAACCTCTCTTCACCAGATTGAGGCGAAGTTTTACTTCTTGTTAATCAGGAGCCATACTTGGCTTTTTCACCAGCAACACCTGTAACAGGTGCAGTGGTCACGGGATTGACTTCCCCGACCTACACGCTTCTCACTGACGTAGCTCCGAACATCAACGGCAAACAGTACGCCGTTAGTGCACTCGGTGGCACTCAGACGAGTGTGGATGTGAACAGCGTTTCAAAGCCGTTCACAATTGCATTCTTCCGTCCGCCAGTCTTGAGAACGTTACCGCAGGCAAACCCTGTAACGGGCGTCATCAAGAATGTCCCTTTGAACGTGTACAAAATGATCACGCGAAAAGGGGCTGCTCCTGCAGTGAACCAGAGCATTATGGTGCCTAAAATCACCACGATAATCGAAGTTCCTGCCGGGGTCGATACTTATGAACCGGAAGAAATTCGCGCGATGATCAGCGCACACTTCGGTGTGGGTTGGGAGCAAGCGAGTGGTATTTCGGTCACGGTGTTGACAGGTGTTCTTTGAAATTGGGAAAGTTTGGTTCCGTCACGATCGCAGTGGTCTGTGCACTTTACTTGGTGCAGAACGTCCCCGCGATTGTTGTGGAACCGTTTCAAACTGCTGTCTCCCAGCTCCGCTGGAACACCTACAACAAGGACCTTGCCGAGCAGACTGCCATCCAGGGATCGGAAACGACCCTTGGGGAAACAGTAACATCGGCGAAGAAGGGTAAATAATACTACCCTTAGGTTGACGGCCGTCGGCCGTCTCCAACCTTGTATTCTTGGTTAAACCGTTATAATCATCGGGAGTTATCCTGTGAGTAAAAGTAACGTTCCGGTTGGCGAGGCGCGTCTTACGACGTTCTTTACCACCTTGTTAGAAGAGCTTCTTGCTTCTGGACCGCAGAACGGCGCGGTTCATAGGCAGGTACAACGTGCTCGTAAAAGAGCACGCTTCCGTAGAGAAGATCTTCGTGGACTCGCGATTGCCGATTTCTTGGCAATCAACGAGAGAGTTGGGGAGATCCAAAAGAACTCTCCACCTTCTCAGGTCCTCGATCGAAGGATATTGTCGAACGCTCAGTATTTCATTACTAATGTTTTAGAGCGTTTTACTTCTACCTTTGATGAGCTGGCCATACAGCAGCCGCTCGAGATGTCATTCCTGTACTCGAACTGGAGGTTCGGGCCTGGCGCCAGTAATGGCGTTAAAGGTACCCACACCGCCGATAAGATTTCGCAGGATATGACTTGTACCGCTCTGTGCGAACCACTTGTTCTTAAATTGCGTCGTTCTTCCCCTTACTTCACAGCCAGAGATGGCCATAAAGGAGTTTCGGGGACGACGCTTATCGGTGGTTCTAAACTAACTACAGTACCCAAAAACGAGGACACTGAACGCACAATTGCAATAGAGCCCTCCGGTAATATGTCCCTTCAGCTTGCTGCTGGGATGTACCTGGAAGGTGCCCTACGGCATATCGGCTTAGATATTCGCAACCAAC